TGGGAATGATTAACAGCTAACTCATAGCAACTCATTCCTATTCAGATACTAATTTAACCCTCTGTTTTTACAGAGGGTTTTTGTTTTTATGTATTCATTTCTATTCACTCTACACCATATTTTTCGTCGGTACAGGTGACGGTATTACCTTAAAGGTATACTCTCATACCGTCATGAAAATGGTTTCTATACGGGTGAATTGTGCTTACCGATACAAAATTAAAAAACCTCAAGCCGCAGGACAAACTGTACAAGGTCTCCGATCGTGACGGGCTGTATGTAGCTGTGCTTACGTCAGGCACGGTCTCGTTTCGCTATGACTACCGTATCAACGGTCGCCGCGAAACACTGGTAATCGGGCAGTATGGGCGTGACGGTATCAGCCTGGCAGAAGCGCGGGAAGAACTGATTGCTGCAAAGAAGCTGCTTAAAGCAGGCCAGTCACCGGCTGCGGCTAAACGTGACGGTATCAAAAAGATTCGTGGTGCCGAGACGTTTGCGGTACATACCGACAGTTATATGAAACACGTTATCCTGGCTGACAGTACCCGCGCAATGAAGCAGGCGGTGATCGACCGTGACATACTTCCGGTTCTTGGCAACAAAATGATGGCTGAAATTACCACATCGATGGTTCGTGATTTGTGTGACCGGATTGTCGAACGCGGTGGTCGGGCAACAGCAGTACAGGCCAGGGAGATCATCAGCAGCGTATACCGTCACGCCAATGACCGTGGTCATGGTTTGTTTAATCCTGCGGCTGACATTAAACCTTCGTCTATCGCCATATTTAAACCACGAGAGCGAACACTGACACCAGAAGAAATTGGCCTGTTCTTCCGCACGCTGGATGCCATTGGTGCTATGGGCACTATGAAAATGGCTTTAAAGCTGGTGCTTATCACTATGGTTCGTAAAGGCGAATTCACCAATGCAACGTGGGATGAAATAGATTTTAAAAAATGGACATGGACAATTCCTTCAGAGCGCATGAAGGGAAGCCGGGCGCACGTTATTTACCTGCCTAAACAGGCACAGGATATATTGGTTGGGTTGCAGATGTGCGCTGGTGGAAGTGAATATCTGGTTCCTGGTCGTTACAATTTCCGGAAGCCATTATCTAATGCCGCGCTGAACTCTCTGATCGACAGAACGGTGAAAATAATAAATGAAGATGGTGAGCATATTCAGGGCTTCACCGTACACGATATGCGCCGTACAGCCAGTACGTTGTTGCATGAGGCTGGTTATCCTTCAGACTGGATTGAAAAGGCTCTGGCACATGAGCAGAAAGGTGTGCGCGCCGTATATAACAAAGCGGAATACGCCAGACAGCGCGCCTACATGTTGCAGCAGTGGGCCGATATGATTGATTCCTGGATTAACGGGGAGCATACGGATCTGATTCCGTTCTCCCCGTCGAAGTTTGAGAAGTGGATGGCGGGGGAATAACGTTTAATTATTCTGCTGATTTTCTTCCATCTCGGCTTCTGCTGCCAGTGATTCAATTTTGTTTTCGAATATTGCTGACAGTGTTGCAAATTCAGCATCAGTGACAGCGGGAATTGGAACAAACCTGATCCCGCTGTGTGCAAGCATGTTTGCAGTTTCAAGGCATTTTCTTAAATCTGCTGGTGATGCCCTGTTCATGCAGCACGCTCCCGCCCCTGGTTGTCTGTTGGTGACAGCGGAGCATTGCTGAATGCATTTGTTAATCTGGCAATATCCAACGCGTATCCAGGGTGTAGTTGCACTGCCGGGTCTTCGCACTGATTACCCCAAACATCGAAACCATGAGACGACTGGCGGGCGAACAGTTCAATGCGAGAAACATCGCCTAACAATTGCACAAGTTTTTCACGAACGATATCTGGCTTTCTTGAATGCTCAAGCCGCGGTGCGGTAAATGACTGAACGATCCCTGCATTAATGCGCGTAGGTAGTTTTCCATTTACCGCAAACAGGCAATCTTCACTATTGGCGCGAGTCATGTGTCCCATACCCATAACCAGTTTATCTGGTTGTCGACTACCACATTTTATCCACGTGAAGCCCTTCATGGTCATCAGACGGAATCCCCAGGCTTCAACAACTTTTAGTGCTTCGAGTGGTTGTGTTGGCACCCACCACATGGCCAACAGACAGTTTTCATCGGCCAAATCCCACACAGGAAGGCGGCAGATATCCAGCACACTCATAACCGGATATTTAAAACCGGCACCGCGATTACCATCTGCGGCTTTGTCCCGGTATACCCAGGGTGGATCTGCATAGATTAGTGTGTATTTCTTAGTCATAAACCACCCCACAACATCCTATGCCGCTATAGTCGCCACGGCGAAGGCCGTTACCTTTTGTGATACATTGGTCCCTGCGAACCGCGATCCTTGCACGTTCAACATCACCAGAAGCAACATCCATACACTGAAGCCAAAGGTGAGCGGCAATGCGGAACTGCCCTTTTTTCTCTCTTTCAATCGCGCGTTTTTCGATCTCTATCGCCGCAGGAGTAACGGCGATAACCTTTGAAGGACGGCGCATTGAAACCTTGTTCATGTGATATTTTTCAAGTCGGCTTAACTTTCTCACTTAATCCAACCCTCTCTGAAAATTAATGCCAGCAGATAAAGCCATGCTGAAACAGAGGCCAGGAATAAGTACCATCCTGACCATTTGCTCCAGTGCCTTAGCAGCACACTCATGCAGCGTTTCTCACAGGACGATATACACGTTGCTGAACAGGAGGCTTTTTACCCTGGAACTCTGCCGGGCTTGCTGCCTGACGTTCATCAAGCCAACGCTCAACTTCGTCACGGTTCCATGCGCAGCGTTTGTCAGTGATATACCAGCGTTTAGGAAATTCACCTGCGCGCTCCATACGGTCGATAGTGCTCCATGACAGTGGCACCACCGCCAGGAGTTTCTTCTTATCTAATGCACCTTTCATAAATACCTCTCTTGGTTGCAGTGCGGCGCGTGTGGCGCCGCGGTGGTGGTTACATAGATGTTTCGTTTAATTCTTCCCGACGAACGCTGTAAACGTCGGTGGCTTTTGCCAGCAGTTCGTCATCATCTGAAAGTTTTTGTGCAATGTATTTGTAAGCCTTATCCAGTTCGGAGACAGTGCTGTAATTCATCGCTGCGCTGGTAAAGGCCATCAGCACTTCTTCTGGATCACGGCTATCCGCTTTACGCGTTTGCTCATCATGCTTTTTCACTGGTTTAGCGTTGATCAGACTGTTCATGCTGGATGCTGTGCCGTGCTTTGCCTGACTTCTTGGAGTTACGTCACGTTCAATAATGTCAGGTGAGTCGATATATTTACCTTCCATTTCCTCAGCTGTGGCTTGTTGACCAATCTCCGGCCATGCTTTACGTAATGCCTGTGCCTCTGCGCATTTTGCCAACTGCGCATAAGGGCGCTTTTTCCACATGGCATTTGGTGCCGATGTGTCACGCCCCCCAGTTGCATAGTTCTCAATCCAGTATTCTTTGGCGCTAAACTCTACGATTTCCCCGCTTGCCATTCGCTTGCTGACGGTGTACTTACACCACTGAGGGAAGGTAACCTCCACGCCTGAAAGCGTTTGTGTTACATCTGGACCGAACTCAGGTTCATTAGCGCCTGCGTAATCGCCGGAACGGTAGGCCTGAATGCGATAAAGTCCAATGCCAGGCATGACCACGTCGCGCCATTCATTCTTTCCACTCTTCGAGTCTTTAACACTCATTGGTACCAGGTGTACCGGCTTAAGAAGAGGATCGAGTTGACGCGCCCGGCAGTAATCGACTGCCATCATTACCGATTCATCTTTTGCCCCAGGGTAAATACTGTTTTTCAGAGCGCTCCATGTAACTTCATCGATTCCCCGAATAGCCAACACATCATTGGTGATTGCAATTTCGTTGCTCATACGTACATATCCTGTTTGCGTGCCCACTCAGGGCGTTTAATAATTTCCACGCCGCCCCATTCATCGCTGATGCGGCATTCGTGATAGGTATTCAGATCCCGGCGGAACAGAGCGTGCCCGGCATCGACATCCGGCGCATCCAGCCCGAACACGCGTACCGGATACCGACCACAATCAATGCTTTCGCTCACGGCAAGAAAGAAAAAACCATGCGGCTGACCAGTAACCCTCATTGCGCCTTCGCGGTACATTGCGTCCTGCACGTGGTAGCGGAATTCCTCGATGTGACGTGCAAAACGGTCCATATCTGCAACCTTTTTCACGTCGACGATCACGTTGTGCTCGTTCAGCCATTTGTCTGGACGAATTCGGCACAACTCACCCGTCTCTTCATCGTTCCAGTACATTGATGCTTCGCAGTAACCAGGTGCTTCCAGCATCCAGCGTGCCGCCGGGTGAGCCATTGCGCTATCACGCATCAGCTCCAGTTTCCGCCACTGCTCGGCATCAAGTACCGTAATCCCCATATCCGCTACATCACGAAGAAATGCTTCTTCGTCAGCTTTACCTTGTTTCGTCCGACGATCGAACTTCGGTGAAACAATGAAGCGTTTGTCGAATTCTCCAGGCTCCAGAAGCAGACAGTGCAATGCGGTTCCCATATCCAGTGCAGACTTTTTCTCTTCGTCTTCTGGTGCTGCCTGAACCCATTTAAGAAGCGCCGGATTCTTGGCAACCATGTCCAGTTGCGACTTACTCACGCCGTCACCGGCGTGGTAGTCTTCGTTGCTGATGTCGAAATAAATTCCCGGTTTCATGCCGCGTCCCTCTGTCCATCAAGCTGATCCGCCAGATCCCAGCGCGCTATAATTGCCATTGCCTCGCGCCGGTAGGCATCCATCAGTTCTTCGAACTCAGGGCTGTCTTTAGCAGCCTCCAGCACTTCCTGACGAACGCCTTTGCCTGTTACAACGTCGAAAGTTGAGGACAGTTGATGAAGTCGGATGCTCTCAATCAGTTCAACTTGTCGGTCATATAGCTGTTCTGACAGGCGGTAGTCCTTGTCGAATGCCAGCATGATTTTTTGAAGATTTTTCTGCTGATTAACGTTCATTATCAGCCCTCCCATATCTCGTTATCGTTGGCTACATCGCGAGCTTCTTTGCTGACGAAAGCCCACTTAATGCCTTCCTGTAAGGTGCGGAACTTCCAGCTCATGAATCCGCATGCAGTAACGCAGTACCAACCGTTGATGATTTTCCACTGCATAACTTGTTACCTCGGTCTGTTACCGTTGGGGTAATAATTATGCTTATTTGGTTTGGTGTCAATAGATATGAGTTAAAAAAATTACCCGTAAGGTAATCTATCTGGCAATAAAAAAGCCGCCATGAGGCGGCTTACTTACTGAAAACTATAGTTTTATTGTTTGCTTTTTTCGTTCTGGTTGATGACAAATTCAATGTAACTTTCGATCTTTGCTTTCTCGGTTTCGGGTAACAATGCGTAGCGCGAGCGATCATAGTTGATGGTCGCAGGGTCGTGCGGGTGAATCAGTAATTCATAGCCGTGACGCCCGAATGCGGATGCAACATTCTCCAGGGTGGAAATGGAAACGCTGACCTCATTGTTTAACAGGCGACTGATTGTCACCTGGGCGACGCCGGATGCGCGGTGAAGTTTTCCCTGCGTTGAAAGGTCGCGGCTTTCGCTCATCCAGCGTTCCAGGTTGTGAGCCGCCAGCTGACCAATGTCGCTTGGGCCGACAGGCTGAAAACCTTCCTGAGAAAGCGAGCGATCGATATCAAGCCAGTTACGGGGTTTATTGGCGGCAGCTTCAATTTTTCGCGCAACCTGGTCGCCGATAACCTTCTTGCCAAGAGCCCAGCGGTTTACCAGATTTGCCTGAGTTCCAAGTTTTTCTGCCATCCGCGTCTGAACACCATTGAATTCACGGTCGATCAAGTCGTTGAGATTTTGCCTGCGGACGTCCTGGATACTTTTCATTTTCTGGAAAATCGCCTCATATATGAATCAGTAGATGATTCAATTTAAAGCAATATTACCCAACAGGTAAATGCACCCCATAGGTAACTATCCTTGATTTTTGTTACCTTATGGGTGAATATTTATTATCTGAAATAAATATCAGGCAATAGCTATGAGCGATAACGGACATTTCGATTTCAAAAAGCACTGGCTTGCACTTACTCCGGATGAGCGTGAAGCCTTCGCACAGGAAGCCGGAACGACGAGTCACTATATCCAGACTCACTTAACAGGTAAGCGCAAAATGCCAGGTAAGGTATTGATGAATGGGCTTTTTAAAGCCTGTAAAACAAGACAATGGCTGCGCTCAAAAGCAGAACTGGCATACTTCTTCTACTCATGATATCCAGCCACAACCCTCTGTAGACCGCCATCCGGCGGTCTTTTCATATCTATTCGCACCTAAAAGGTAACAAAAAACCAAATCTGGTTGATCTTTTTTTTTGTGTCAGCACAAAATGACCGTAATCCCAATACTAATAACAGGGCTTACCATGGAAATCATTACACGTATTGATGCCGCAAAGCGCGGACTTAAACGCTACTACACCGGAAAACCATGTAAGCATGGACATGACAGTGAACGCTGGGTTTACAACGGACACTGTGTTGAGTGCACCATGGAATCAAACCGTCGCATCAGGGCAGAGATTAAGCAGATCATGATTAATTCCTCCCCACAACACTCAAGCTGATAGCGGAGATTAATCATGAGCAGACATGCAACAGATTGGGCCTGGGAGACAGATCCAGGTAGCTCATCATTAAAGCTCATACTGCTCTCGATGGCTGACAGAGCCGATGAATATAACCTCTGCTACCCCAGCATAGAACGCCTCGTTAAAGACACTTGCCTGAATAAAAAAACCGTGCAGGCCGGGCTTATATCGCTCATGAAAATGGGGCTTATTTCAGATACCGGAGAGAGAAAGGGAGCGACAAAAAGAGTGCGGGTTTTCTCTCTTAATATAACCAAAAACGGGAACATTAAAGGCAACCTAGAAGGGTGTAATGAACCCGAAAACGGTAATGTTCCCGAAAACGGGAATATACCCAAAAACGGGATGTTGAATGATCCCAAAAACGGGATGTTGAATGATCCCAAAAACGGGATCCAGAACCAGTCATATAACCAGTCATTTAACCAAGAGAGGGAGAGCAGGACAAAAACCGGGGATTCTGTGCCTCATGACCCCGGCGCAAACAACGCCGTGATGAATAACTTTGTTCCTCCTGGTGGGCCAGGGCAATTAGGCAAATTTGTCATGCATGAACAATGGCAGCCATCAGATGACTTTCTTCGGAAAAGCTCATTGCAGGGAATCTACCTGGACAGTCTGCCAACGGCACAGGAACTTGCAGAGTTCAGAATTTACTGGATGGCTGAGGGTAAGGCATACCATCAGGCACAGTGGGAGCAGAAGCTGGCAAGGCGCATCCAGTTCTGTAGACAGAAATCAGGTGAAGTCAGAAAGAGCCTTGACTGGCATAACACTGACTGGATAGATGAGGTGTGGGATGAAATCAACTCCAGAACTTCTTAATGAGTACGATCGCTTTCGTGGTGGGCATGACCACTCGACGGCGGTTGCTTCTGCTGACGATGAAAGGGCAAAGAAGGAGCAGGTTGCAAGAATTTTCAACGAAATGTTTGTCCAGTTACAGGCTGCATTTCCAGGCAGCATCGCTGCTATCAGCGAGCAAGGAAAGCTAAACGAATTTCGAAAACAATGGATGCTTGCGTTTCTGGAGAATGGGATCACAACAATGGAACAGGTTAACGCTGGTATGCGCCACGCCCGCGCCAGTGAATCTCCGTTCTGGCCGTCGCCAGGGCAATTTATCAAGTGGTGCAAAGACAGCAAGATGGTTCTTGGCGTCACCATTGACGATGTGATGGCGGAGTTTCACCGGTACAGCAAGGAAAAAAGTTTATATCCTGGTGGTCCCGAAAGATTCCCGTGGCGACATCCGGTTATGTACTGGGTCGTATGTGATACCCGCCGTGCAATGTATCAGCGCCAGCTTAGCGAGATTGAGGTTGAGAAACACGCGCGCAGGCTGCTCGATGATTGGGCGAAAAAGGTAGCTTCCGGACAGCAGATACCCGATCCGGTGATCAGCATACAGGCAAAGCGAGAGCCCATGAGTACACCTCCGGACACAGGGAGAGACGTTTACCATCCACCAGGGCGAAGTTTCGGGTGCATGCCTAACGCCGCCACCCTTGGGGGAATAACACCGGCGCAGTGGCTGATGGAGGAATACAGGCGGGGAAAGGCGGCAGGATTTATCAAGTAATACCAGCGCGATAGCGCATTTTTTTACGTCTTGATAATTACCTGTTGGGTAATAAAATATTCTAAAATCTATTGATTTCGTGTCTTATGTGGTTTTTAATTACCTCAGAGGTAAATCATGAGAAAACAGATACAGGCTCTTGGTCGACTCAAAACAGGCCAGATGAACAAAACAGAATCTGCGTATTGCCAGCACCTTGAGCAGCGTAAACGTGCAGGGGAAATCGCTTGGTATCGATTCGAGGGTATCAAGCTGCGGTTAGCTGACAACACGTTCTATACGCCCGATTTTGCTGTGATGCTCGCTACCGGCGAGATGGAACTGCACGAAGTGAAAGGTTTCTGGACCGACGACGCCAGAGTGAAAACAAAAGTCGCCGCAGATCAGTATCCGTTCCGAATAATCGGGGTAACGGTTAAACCAAAGAAAGCAGGTGGCGGCTGGAACATCGAAGAGTTCTGAATCGACGATCTTTTTAGTTATCAATGTAATCAATAAGTTATGTGGATAAGCGAGGATAAAGATGAAACCGAGTTATGAAGAACTTGAAGAGCAACTGAACAGATCTCGACGTCTCTGTGATGCTGCTCTGGCTAATGAGCAGGCATGGGAAACAGCCATGATGCAGGCATGCGGTGAAGACGGTCCGAAGTCAGTAGCTGATAAGTTTGCGGAACTTGAAGCCAGATGCGCGGCGCTGGCGGCGGAGAGTGCGCTGGCTCGTAAAGCAGTTCAGGCATTTTGCGATGTTGTTGGCGACAGCACCGAGGTTATCTGCGAGGAGATTGGGCGAGATGGCGTTCTGGTTATTTTGGAGGCAATGAAGGCAACAGGAAATATGTCAGCCACCGACGCTTTCCTGGCTGAAATACGTGCGGAGGCACGCAACGAGGGGATTAACTACACCGCAAGCCGTCTTGCTGCTGCGTTCAATCACGGATTTATCAATAAGTCTTTGCGTGAAGTTTTCGACGTTACACGCATGATTTTGTCAGCGAAAGAAGAGTTGGCTAATGAACCGCATCCGATTGATGGCCTGTCCGGTGAATATGCGGAGAAATCCCTTGAAGAATGGGCGGAACAGATTCGCAAAGGAGGCAACCAGTGAGCGGAAAAAGAATGACTAACAGAGAGCTTGTCGATGCCGCGATTAAGCTTGCTGGTGATTTTTATTCAATGATGGGGTACACGCATCGCCCAGGCTTCAAATATTGGGAGTCTCCTCACCCGCAAGAGCAACTGGTATTTCAAATGGCCTGCCGTGCTTTTGAGGTTATTCGCGGTTCTGATGTGATGGACGCCGTTGCCGACTTGGAGGATGAAGAGTGAGCGAGATTGACTATCAGGCACTGCGTGAGGCGGCAGTAGCAATTGAAACAGTGGCAACGCCTCAAAAATTGCAGGCGTTTCGGATAAAGGTCACACCGTCGGTGGTACTGGCGCTGCTGGATGAAATTAAGCGCCTGGAGGACACAAATATTGATGCTATGTGCCGAATTGCAGAACTGGAAGCGAGGGAAGTCGAGTTACCGGACGGCTACGAACCCCGTATGGGCCACCCAATAAATAGCGGTGAGCGGGTGGTAATGATGCCGCACCACTTTGGTGGATGGCTGGACCGCTTCGACGTCGAACACGCATTGCAGGCAGCGGAGATCAAATTCAAAACAGCGGGGGGTGAGTACGAATGATTGAGGGTATTAGCAATAAATCGTTGAACACAGCATGTGTCGACGGTGGGTTGTTGTACAAAGTGACGTTTACGCAAATCGACAACGAAGATAACGCATTCACTGTGATTTACACGTCGCCAGCGATGGCGCAGAAGTGGGTGGATCTGCACAGGCTATGTGGTTTTCGTGTTGAGTGGGGGTGTTATGAGATGCGATGCAGATGGCATCATCGGGGGGATGAAAAATGAGCACTACGCTTGAGCAATGGCTGGAACAGCAGCACGGCAAAATTGATGTTGATTGCGGCTGTGTGAGCACTGAAACGCTTATGCACTGGATGCGTGTGGCGTATGAGGCTGGCAACTCTCCGGTAACTCCGGAGAGTTGGATAAGCTGTAGTGAACGAATGCCAGAAATGGGAGAGCGACAATGCTATGTGTTAGCTGCTGACTTTAAAAACAACTACCCACCAAGCATCCCCAACACTCAGGTCGGCGTATATGGCGACTGGTTTAATGATGGCAAGCCCACTTGGGATGACGGTGGTGGCGAAGACCTGTATCTCAAGGAGGTAACCCACTGGATGCCGCTGCCAGAACCGCCGGAGCAGGATGGTGAATGATGCCGCCAGTTAAAGTTGTGATTATCACTTTGGTGATGATAGTGATTGCGAGAATCATGTCTGGTGAAGTTTGGTGGATATGGTAATGGCTAAGGCAGCAGCAGAGCGCAAAGCCGCTCAGAGAGCCAGACAAGCTGCATCTGGTGTGCGTAAGCTGGAGATTGTGCTTGATGCTCAGGAAATTGAAATGCTGGAGCGTAACTGTGCCACACGTCGCCCCGGGCGTGCGCCTTACGAATTTGGTGAGTATATAGCGTTACTGATCCGCCAGGATGATGCGCGCGTGCACGGGCGTATAAAATCGATCAGCAGAAAACGTTGCGGTAAGTGCGGCGAGAGAGTTCCTGTGAATTCATGCCCGTGTAATGGTGACTCGCAATGCTGGGTGACTAAAGGCTGGCATGAAACGAAATTAATATTGTGACATGTCACGAGTGGGTTATGCATGATGAATTTGATGGGTTTTGAATACTGCCGCCAACTATGGCGGCTTTATTTTGCATGGTACTATTACCACAACGGTAACTATTACCACGGTGGTTATGATGCCTGCTGAACCTAAAACCTATAAACGCAAATCAACGCAATTTAAGCCACTAACAGCAATGCAGGAGGCTTATTGCCAGTCATACATCAAAACGCCTGAAAACCAGACTCAGGCTGCGATTAATGCAGGATTCTCCCCAAATACAGCGGCAGTTAAAGCCAGTGTCATGATGCGCGATGAACGCATTCAGAAACGGATTGCCGAGTTGATGGAGGAGCGCAACAAACGAATGCGCGTCAGTGCTGATTACGTTCTCATGCGCCTGGTGGAGATCGACCAGATGGACGTGATTGACATTCTCAACGACGATATGAGCATCAAGCCGGTCTCGGAATGGCCTAAGGTCTGGCGGCAGTACCTGACAGGTTTCGAACTGGCCGACATGTTCGAAGGCCGTGGAGACGAGAAAGAGCTGGTTGGCATCCTCAAAAAAATTAAATGGCCTGACAAGGTGAAGAACCTCGAACTGATTGGTAAGCACGTCGACGTCAACGCATTCAAAGAACGCCTGGATGTTAATGTGAATGTGACAATTGCTGATCGCATAGCGGCAGCCAGGAAGAGACTGAAAGAACGTCAGGATGGCAATCAGTGACAGATACAGCGTTATCTCCTGAAGAGCAGTTAATCGAGGATATTGCAGGGTTCACTCACGATCCGCTTGGCTATGCCCTCTATGCGTTCCCATGGGGGGAAGAGGGGACTGAACTGGCACATGCCACCGGCCCACGTCAGTGGCAGGCTGATGCGTTCCGAGAGATACGTGATCACCTGCAGAATCCAGAGACGCGATATCAGCCGCTTATGCTGGCACGTGCTTCTGGTCACGGTATTGGTAAATCCGCATTCATCTCAATGCTGATCAACTGGGGCATGTCCACTTGCGAGGATTGTAAGGTCGTGGTGACCGCCAACACCGACAACCAGCTACGAACGAAGACCTGGCCGGAAATTATCAAGTGGTCAAACCTTGCTATCACGAAAGACTGGTTTACCTGTACCGCTACCGCGATGTACAGCAATGACCCTGGGCACGACAAGCGGTGGCGAGCTGACGCAATCCCCTGGTCTGAGCACAACACTGAGGCATTCGCCGGACTACACAACGAGCGTAAACGCATCATTGTGGTATTTGATGAAGCGTCGAACATTGCGGATCTGGTGTGGGAAGTTGCCGAGGGTGCGCTAACGGACGAAGACACTGAGATTATCTGGGTGGCTTTCGGAAACCCTACACGTAACACCGGGCGTTTCCGTGAATGTTTCCGCAAATACAAACACCGCTGGAAAACTGCGCAGATTGACAGCAGGACGGTGGAAGGCACCAACAAACAGCAGTTGCAGAAATGGGTTGATGACTACGGGGAAGATAGCGACTTCGTTAAAATCCGTGTGCGTGGCATATTCCCTGATGCATCTGAATTGCAGTTTATCCCTACCGGTCTTACTGACGAGGCAATGAAACGGGTGGTAACCGCTGCGCAGGTTGCACATGCTCCGGTGATAATCGGTGTTGACCCGGCATATTCAGGCGTTGATGACGCGGTGATATACCTGCGGCAGGGGCTACACAGTAAGGTGCTGTGGACTGGCAACAAGACTACCGACGATCTGATTATGGCGAAGCGTATCGCTGACTTTGAAGACCAGTATCAGGCTGACGCGGTGTTCATCGACTTCGGTTACGGAACCGGTTTGAAGTCAATCGGTGACGGCTGGGGTCGTACATGGCAACTTGTTCCGTTCGGTGGCGCGTCTACTGACCCGCAGATGCTCAACAAGCGTGGGGAGATGTTCAACTCATGCAAGACATGGCTGAGGCTGGGCGGCATGCTGGATGACCAGGAAACAGCGGACGACCTGTCGGCGGCAGAGTACAAAGTTCGAGTGGACGGTAAAATCGTTATCGAACCGAAGGAAGATATCAAGGAGCGGCTTGGGCGTTCGCCGGGTAAAGGCGATGCGCTACTGCTGACGTTTGCTTTCCCGGTCTCGAAACGCATAAATATACCAGGACAGCAAAGCCAGCAGGGAAGGGCCATTACAGATTACGATCCCTATGCTTAATCCGCTGCTGGGGATAATGTCGTTGATATCCTCTGATGAGGATAAAATAAAGCCCGCCAAATGCGCGGGCTTTATTTTTAAATAATTATTTCTTGATAATATTTCCAGACATTGTGCTGGCGTTTCCACCAACAGTTTCGCAGATTACATCTCCAGACATGGTGTTTACATTTCCCAATACATTGGAACAATGGACATCACCAGACATAGTTTTCACATAATGTGCATCACCGCTTACAGTCACTGATCCATTTTCAATCTCAACACCTTCCACGCTTCCATTAATTGTTACGTTAATCTGTCCGTCAAGATTGCTATTTTTTTCGACACCATCAACGATCACTTTTCCATTGTTAATCGTAATATGATGACCAGTGAAGTCTTCTCCGTTGACGCTAACGCTAGCACCACGTACGTTATTGATTTTAATCATTATAAATCATCCTCTTTTTGAATCGAGATTAACCTCAGGAGATACTATGACATGTTTTTCATGTATGTCGTAATCTGCATCGATATCATAATTGTGACGTATCACGCCAAAAAAAATGCCCGGCGAACCGGGCGAACTGGAAGCAATGAGTTATGCCTTCCGTGGCTGTACTGGTTTACAGCATGAAGCCATCGCAATGGCGTCCTGCTGTAAAAAGGGCGGTGATAGTCCTTCAAGGGAAACCATCACCGCCAAGCCCCTGGAACTTCTGGCATCACGGTCCTTAGGCGTGATTCTGGCGTGGCATGCAGGATTCGAACCTGCGACCAACCGCTTAGAAGGCGGTTGCTCTGTCCAACTGAGCTAATGCCACAACGCTGAGAGCACTTAGCCTGTTAAGGCGCCACACTTTGTCGCGGCTCCATAAATGCTCTCATCGTTGTACCCTCGTCTCTTCCGAGGCGTCACACCGAATCGCCGGGATGGTGAATCCCCGTGCGCGGAATAAAACCGCTCGACTTGCACATTCCGGCTACCTGGTTCGTTTGCCACAGCCAGGGAGGGTGCCCCTTAAACGCATCCAGACCGCTATCGGCGCATGTGCCATACGCCGTACTGCTCAAAATAAAAGCTCACTCCACCTGTTCAATTTAACGACAAGCCAGTCAGGTTAGTAACCGGAATGAACTCTTTGGTTACCTGAAAGGTAATAATTCGCGCGTTAAATGTCAACTGTCTACGATAAATAAATCATATGTGGTTAAATTGGTAATAATTTAATTGCGTACGGAGTCATTGATATGTGCATGGGTAGCTCACCATCAGTGCCTGCAACACCAGAAGTTCAGGCAGCACCACAGGAGCAGGATGCCGCCGTTGTTGATGCCCGCGACGAAGAAACTCGTCGCCGTCGCGCTGCTGCTGGTCGTAGTTCTACGCTGCTTACCGGTTCTCAGGGCGACACATCAACTGCTAATACCAGCGGTAAAACGCTGCTTGGTCAGTAACCGGAGTCATTGAAATGGCGGAAACAACTAAAGAGCGATTGAACAAACAGTTCGCACAACTTGAAAGCGAGCGTCAGTCGTTCGAGCCGCACTGGCGCGAGTTGAGTGATTACATCAACCCGCGTGGTTCCCGCTTTCTGACTTCTGAGGTTAACCGTAACGATCGACGCAATACACGCATTATTGATTCGACCGGGACTATGGCGGCGCGCACTCTCGCCAGCGGCATGATGTCAGGCATCACAAGCCCCGCGCGTCCGTGGTTTCGCCTGGCTACGCCAGATCCTGAAATGATGGATTATGGCCCTGTTAAGTTGTGGCTTGAGGCGGTGCAGAACCGCATGAACGATATGTTCAATAAGTCGAATCTCTATCAGTCGCTGCCGCAGTTATACGGAAGCCTCGGCACATACAGCACTGGTGCAATGGCAGTGCTGGAGGATGACGAGGACATCATTCGCACAATGCCATTCCCGATAGGCAGTTACTACCTGGCTAACTCACCTCGTGGCAGTGTGGACACCTGTTTTCGCAAGTTCTCTATGACTGTTCGTCAGCTTGTTCAGGAGTTCGGGCTAAATAACGTCAGCGAATCCGTAAAAAGCATGTGGGAAAGCGGAACCTACGAGAAGTGGATTGAAGTGATGCATTCGGTTTACCCGAACATTGACCGCGATACATCGAAGCTGGATAGCAAGAACAAGCCATTCAAATCGGTTTATTACGAGGTTGGTGGCGATAACGACAAGTTGTTGCGTGAGTCCGGATTCGATGAGTTTCCAATTATGGCTCCGCGCTGGGAAGTTAACGGCGAAGATGTTTATGGATCATCATGCCCGGGTATGCTGGCGCTTGGACCTGTTAAGGCATTGCAGCTTCTCCAGAAGCGCAAGTCGCAGTTGATTGATAAAGCCACCAATCCGCCGATGGTTGCTCCGAATTCCCTCAAGAATCAGCGTGCCTCCCTTCTTCCTGGCGACATCACGTATATCGATCAGATTACTGGTCAGGATGGTTTCAGGCCTGCTTATCTGGTTAACCCCAGTACAGCAGATTTGGTGGCAGACATTCAGGACACCCGTCAAATCATTAACAGCGCCTACTTTGTCGATCTGTTCATGATGTTGCAGAACATCAATACCCGCTCGATGCCTGTTGAAGCGGTGATCGAAATGAAAGAAGAAAAACTTCTGATGTTGGGGCCGGTTCTGGAGCGTCTGAACGACGAATGTCTTAATCCTCTCATTGACCGCGCTTTCTCGATGATGGTGCGTAAAAACATGCTGCCGCCACCGCCTGACGCGATGGAAGGTATGCCCCTGAAGGTCGAATACATTTCCGTCATGGCTCAGGCGCAGAAGTCTATCGGCCTGTCCAGTCTGGCGTCTACGGTCAACTTCATTGGTCAACTTGCGCAAGCGAAACCAGAAGCTCTCGACAAACTCAACGTTGATCAGGCGATCGATGCATTCGCTGATATGTCCGGAGTGTCTCCAACCGTCATTGTTCCGCAGGAACAGGTTGAGCAGGCTCGCCAGCAACGGGCACAGCAACAACAGCAGCAACAAATGATGGCGATGGGGATGGCGGCGGCACAGGGTGCCAAGACGCTAAGCGAAGCTAAAACTTCGGATCCGAGTGTTTTGTCAGCTATGGCGAATGCAGTTAGTGGTCAGGGTGGGCAATCACAATGACAGATTACGAAGACGATCAACTGAAAGAAGAAAACGCCCGTAAGCAACGTGACATGGCGCAGCGTGAAATTGATGACATTCGCTTTGTCATGAGCAGTGAACAGGGGCGTCGCGTTGTCTGGTCGGTGCTGGAGAAAGGCCGTGTGTTTTCCGCTATCTCACCGATGGACGCTATGGCAATGGCATTTAATGAGGGGCAACGCAATCTGGCGCTGGAACTGTTTCAGCGCGTTATGGCGCATTGCCCTGAACAGTATTTGAAGATGGCCAAAGAGGCCAGTGAACAGGAGTGATCATGAATTTATTTGAGCGTTTGCTGTATCGCCGTCTTTGCAATGAGCAACCAGTCGATGGTGGAGCAGCTCCGGCTGCGTCAGAACCGTCAGCGCCTGCAGGTGATAACCCTGCTCCAGTTGGTGATCCATCACAACAGGAAGGTGATAAGCCACAACCTGTTGCTGATGGCGATAAACCTGCTGATGACAAAAAGCCTGAAAACGATAAGCAGGATGAAAAAAAGGACGGCGATAAACCAGAGGGTGCGCCTGAAAAGTACGAGTTTCAGGCTGCCGAAGGCGTAGAGCTGGATACAGAAGCGTTGAAGGAATTCGAGCCGGTGGCGCGAGAACTAAACCTGACCAACGAGCAAGCGCAAAAGCTGGTTGATGCTTATCCGAAGATTCTGGCAGGTGTTCAGCAGCGCCAGGCAGAAGCCTGGCAGAAAACAACCGAGCAGTGGGCAGCGGATGTAAAAGCCGACAAAGAAATCGGTGGCGACAAGTTGATTTCTAACCTTAGCGCCGCACAGCGTGCGCTTGACCAGTTCGGGACACCTGAACTCAAAGAATATCTGAACACCACCGGGCTGGGTAATCACCCTGATCTGGTCAAAACGTTCGTGAAAATCGGAAAGGCGATGTCTGAAGATGGCATGGTCACCGGTGGTAATGAAGGCCAGTGTAGTGCGGCCGAAGTGCTCTATGGCAAATAAGAGAGGAAATGACAATGGCTGTTAAAGGCTTAACTGCGCTAACGCTGGCTGACTGGGGTAAGCGCGTCGATCCAAACGGGAAAGTCGATAAGATTATCGAGCTTCTCGGTCAAACTAACCCGATCCTTCAGGATATGCCTTTTGTCGAAGGGAACCTTCCTACCGGACACCGAACCACCATTCGTTCTGGTTTACCTTCAGCTACCTGGCGTTTGCTGAACTATGGCGTACAGCCAAGCAAATCAACCACAGTGCAGGTAACCGATTCCGTTGGCATGCTGGAAACCTATGCTGAAGTCGATAAGTCACTGGCTGATCTGAACGGCAATACCGCTGAATTCCGCCTGTCTGAAGACCGCGCATTTATTGAAGCGATGAATCAGCAGATGGCGCAGACGCTGTTTTATGGTGATTCCAGCGTTAACCCTCAGCAGTTTATGGGACTGTCCTCCCGCTATTCCAGCCTGTCTGCGGGTAATGCTCAGAACATCATTGATGCTGGTGGCACGGGTACAGATAACACCTCAATCTGGTTAGTGGTGTGGGGCGAAAACACCGTGCATGGCATCTTCCCGAAAGGGAAGAAGGCTGGCATCCAGATGGAAGATAAAGGCCAGGTGACACTGGAAGATGCTAATGGCGGCAAGTACGAAGGTTATCGCACCCATTACAAATGGGACAACGGACTTGCTCTGCGTGACTGGCGTTATGTTGTTCGCATTGCAAACATCGATGTCAGCAATCTTTCAGAACCATCCTCTGCCGCAAATATTGCCAAGTTGATGGTTAAGGCACTGCATCGCATTCCAAACCGTGGCATGGGCCGCCCGGTGTTCTACATGAACCGCACTGTAGGCCAGGCTCTTGATCTGCAATCTCTGGAGAAAACATCTCTGGCTATCAGCGTAAAAGAGACTGAAGGCGAGTGGTGGACTTCATTCCGTGGTGTACCAATCCGTGAAACTGATGCGCTTCTGGAAACAGAAGCCCGCGTGGTGTAACGCCTGTTATTAACCTGTGGGTCGTAACAGACCCACTAATGGAGAAAGAAGATGATCACCGACAAACTGTTGATGTTCTCCGAAGCTCAGGCGGTTACGAATACCGCGGCTTCTACTGACGTAATCGATCTCGGTCCAATTGACGGAAAACGTCGTGATATCGGCGTGGGTTACCCGCTTGAGTTTTGGGCGCTGGTTAACGCAGCCGCCGCGGCAAGCGGTGATGCAACTGTAAACATCCAGTTGCAGACGAGTGAGAATAACAGCTCATGGACCACTATTTATGATAGTGGCGCACTGGCAAAGACCGCCCTGACAGCAGGTAAACGAGTTGTTTCTGCAAAGGTGCCTGCCGGTGTTCAGCGATATCTGCGTGTTAACTACTCCGTCGCAACTGGCCCACTAACGGCTGGCAAATTCACTGCGGGTATCAGTCTGGATGTTGATGCCAATACGCCGTACCCGATCCGCTCAAAAGTAACTGGTTAAGGTGATATCGATGTCAGGTGAGAAACCAAGATACCGCGTTCTGCGCCTCTCTCATATCCATAACACTCTGTGGCCGGAGGGGGCAGAAATCGAATACGAAGGTGAGCCTGGTAGCGCACTGGAACCTGTTAACGATGCAGCCAGACAGGCAAAAGCAAAAGTTGCAGGAAAGGTGTCAATGGCAGCAACCAGCACCAAAATCATCAACGATATGTCAGATGATGGTGAACTGGATAAGCTCCGTGAAGAGTACGAATTGCTCTTTAACGAGAAGCCACACCATAACGCCAAAGCAGAAACGCTACGCGAGAAGATCGCAGATAAGCGTAAAGAACTGGGCGTGTAAGCCTCGCGAATCAGACAAGGGGCTTCGGCCCCTTTATTGCAGGAGTATAGAAACTTATGGCCTCTGTAGTAGAGATCTGCAATCGTGCGCTGTCCAATATTGGCAACAGCCGCAGTATTAACAGCCTGACGGAAGCCAGCAAGGAAGCAGGGGAATGTTCGCTGCACTTTGAGGCCTGCCGTGATGCTGTGCTTTCTGATTTTGACTGGAACTTTGCTACCAAACGCGTGGCGCTTGCAGATACGAGCAATCCACCGCCTGACTGGGAATATGCGTACCAGTACCCGTCCGATTGTCTGCGCATTACTGAAATTATGCTTCCTGGTGTACGCAATCCAACAGCAGCAATGCGCGTTCAGTACGAAGTTGGTGCAGACACCAACGGAACAGGAAAGTTGATCTACACAGACCAGCCGCAGGCATGGCTCAAGTATGTATCTCGCGTTTCAGATGTAAACATGTTTGATGCCATTTTTATGGAGGCGCTGGCCTGGCGTCTTGCGGCAGCCATTAACATGGCGCTGACTGGGAATGCGGATCTCGGTACATTTGCTCTCAATATGTACAATCGCGTGATTCTTAGTGCTGGCTCGCATAGCCAGAATGAATCACAGGAACCACAGCCACCGGTTGACGAGTTTACCATTGCGAGGTTGTCCTGATGGCTATCAGTTGGATCCAGCCCAGCTTTGCCGGTGGTGAGATTGGACCGTCGTTGTACGGGCGTATTGACATGGCGAAGTACCAGGTGGCATTGCGCAAGTGCGATAACTTTATCGTGCGGCAGTATGGCGGCGTTGAGAATCGACCAGGTACGCGTTTTGTCGGTGCCGCCAAATACCCAAATCGGAAATGCCGCCTGATCCCGTTCCAGTTCTCGACGGTTCAGACCTATGCTCTGGAGTTCGGACACCAGTACATGCGCGTTATCAAAGATGGTGCGTTGGTGCTGAACAGCAGCAATGTTATTTATGAAATTGCCACGCCATATACTGAAGCCGATCTGTTCCGAATTAAATTCACGCAAAGCGCCGACGTGCTTACGCTTGTTCATCCGGCATACCCGCCGAAAGAGTTGCGTCGCTATGCGCATGACAACTGGCAACTGGTTGATGTGGTAACGAAGAACGGACCATTTGAAGATATCAATATTGACGAGTCAGTGACGGTTTATGCCAGCGCCAGCACCGGGACAATTACGTTAACGGCAAGCGCCTCTATTTTTGGCGCGGAGCAGGTAGGCAAATTGTTCTATCTGGAACAGCCTGCAGTGGATTCTGTGCCGGTATGGGAAACCAGTAAGAGTACGTCAATTGGCGATATTCGCCGTGCAGACAGTAACTACTATCGCGCCGTTACAGTAGGCAAAACAGGCACTTTGCGCCCTTCGCATACAGAAGGCACATCATGGGATGGCTGGGGCGGATCCGGTGATGATGATACCGGCATTGAGTGGGAGTATCTGCACAGTGGTTTTGGCATTGCCCGTATCTCTGCTGCAAATGGAACTACTGCAACTGCCGAGGTGATTTCCTATATCCCTTCGCAGGTAGTTGGCGAGGATAATGCCAGCTATAAATGGGCTAAATATGCCTGGAACAGTGTTAATGGTTATCCTGGCACTGTTGTTTATTATCAACAACGTCTTTACTTCGCCGCATCGACTGCGTTTCCTCAGACTATCTGGGCCAGCCGTACCGGGGATTATAAGGATTTTGGCAAAAGCAATCCTACGCAGGATGACGACAGAATTATCTACACCTATGCCGGGCGTCAGGTTAATGAGATCCGCCACCTGATTGATGTTGGTTCGCTGGTGGCGCTGACTTCCGGAGGTGAGTACGTCATCACTGGCGACCAGAACAAAGTGCTTACCCCATCATCATTTGCATTCAGCTCTCAGGGATCAAATGGCTCGAGCAATGTCCCACCAATTGCCGTGGCGAATATTGCTCTGTTCGTCCAGGAGAAAGGCAGTGTTGTCCGTGATCTGGCCTACTCATTCGATGTTGACGGCTATCAGGGGAACGACCTTACTATCCTTGCCAATCATCTTTTTCAGAAGCACAGCATTGTTGACTGGTGCTTCTCAATAGTCCCTTACTCCAGCGCCTTCTGCATCCGTGATGACGGTAAATTACTGGTGATGACCTATTTGCGTGATCAGCAGGTTTTTGCATGGGCACCACAATCCAGTACCGGAAAATATGAAAGCACATGCAGTATCAGCGAAGGCAATGAAGATGCGGTGTATTTCGTCGTTAACCGAACCGTTAACGGGCAAACAGTGAGATACATCGAGCGACTGTCCAGCCGTTTATTTACCAGCGATGAAGATGCTTTCTTTGTTGATTCTGGCCTTAGCTATGATGGAAGAAATACGTCTGACAGAACGATGATCATCACTGGTGGTTCTGGCGAATGGGATTACCGCGCGGAATATACAATCAGTGTTTCTGGTGGTGCGTACTTCACCAGTAGTGATGTCGGCGCGCAACTACAGTTCCCTTATACCGGAACTGATCCTGATACTGGCGATGAGGTGTCAAAAGAATTACGTTGCGACATTATTTCTGTAACCAGCAATACCGCTGTAGTGGTTCGTGCTAACAGGAACGTCCCGCCATCCCTCAGGAATGTGGCCACCACGAACTGGCAGATGGCGCGCCGGACATTTGGAGGCCTGTCTCATCTTGAAGGCCAGACCGTAAACATTCTCTCTGATGCGAACGTGGAACCACAGAAAGTTGTTTCCGGAGGTGCCGTCACGCTGGAATCTCCGGGGGCTGTTGTGCACATCGGCCTGCCAATAACTGCTGAATTCGAAACACTGGATATCAACATTAACGGACAGGAAACGCTGCTGGACAAAAAACAGGTGATCCCCTCCGTTACTCTGGTTGTGAATGCCAGTCGCGGCATCTGGGCGACTACGCCCGGCGGCAAATGGTACGAATATCCACAGCGTGAATTCGAGTTCTACGATGATCCTGTTGATGATGCTACCGGAAAAGTAGAAGTGAAACTGGACAGTAACTGGGGCAAAAACGGACGTGTAAAAATCCGTCAGCTTGATCCGTTGCCGCTGTCTGTTCTTGCCGTTATTCCTCGCCTTACTGTTGGTGGGTTCTGATGATCGATGTTCAAATTATTCCCGCAACCGAAGAGCATCTTCAGATGATTTTGCCGGATGTTCGTCAGGCTGATATTGACGAACTGTATGCGGTATCACTGATGACTACCGAAGATGCGCTGCGTGTTGGTCTTCGCACTGCGACTATGGCCTGGTCAGGATTTGCGAACGGAGAACTGGTAACCATGTTTGGCGTATCTCCGGCGTCAATGATCGGTGGCAATGGTACGCCCTGGCTGGTAGGAACCAGCCGTATTGAAAAATATCAGAAGACATTTCTTCGCCACTGCCGCCCTGTATTGCAGCAGATGCTGGCAGTTTATCCGCGCCTGGAAAACTACGTCGACGAGCGAAACCATGTTGCCAAAGCATGGCTGCACTGGCTTGGATTCAGGCTTGAAGAAGCCGCGCCTTATGGTGCTCTTGGTCTTAATTTCCACAGATTTCACATGGAGAGAAAATAATGTGCGATCCGGTTATTGCTGGTGGCGCAATGCTCGCCATGAGTGGCATTCAGGCATACACCCAGTACCAACAGGGAAAGTATGCCTCGAAGGTTGCAGAAGCGAACGCAGATATAGCCACAGCTCAGGCAAATGATGCAATAAACAGAGGTAACGCTGAAGCTGAGCAACGGCGCAGAGAGACCCGACAGCGGCTTGGTACACAGGCGGCGACAATGGGGGCTACCGGCGCTGATTTATCTACAGGTAACGCGCTGGATATATTTGGTGACACTGCTCAGTTCGGCGCTCTTGATTCGCTGACGACGGTGAATAACGCGCAACGCGAGGCTTACGGTTATCAGGTTCAGGCTGCCAACTATAAAGCAGAAGCCAGTTCAGCCCGTAAACAGGGGAATGTGGGAGCAGCAACAACATTGCTCACTGCGCCTCTGAAGGCATACGGTGCGTACCAGATGTTTGGTGGGACGTGGAGTCCGTTTACTCAAAGCACTCCTGCGCCAATCGGGGCAGCAGCAGGAACCAGATTACCCGGAGGATTATAATGCCAGTCGTACCAACAGTATCCGGACGCCAGGTGCAAAGTCGTGGTGTGCAAACCGGTGGTTTTCAGACCTTCGATGTTCCTCAAGCAGGTCAGGTGCTGGCGAATGTCGCAGATCAGTATGCGGTGGCATATGGTGAAGCCAGGCAGAAAGCGAATGTTGC